ACACCCCGTCAAGCGTGACCACCACTCCACAGACAATTACCGGTGTCGCGCGGATCCTCAAAGTTGTGCTGCAGACGATCACCGGCCTGGCGCGCATAACAGCTTCGACCGCCCAAACCATCACGGGTAAGGCGAGAATTACCGCCAGCACGAGCCAAACCGTTACCGGAAAATCGCGCGTGACTGTCACCACGGCCCAGACGCTTACAGGTAAGGCTGACATCCAACGCACAACATCGCAGACTATTTCGGGTAAGTCTCGAGTCACTCGCACAGTTTTGCAGACTATTTCGGGTGTCTCGCGCATTACGGCCGCCGCCGCTCGCACTATTACGGGCCTTGCTCGTATTACCGCCAGCACAGCTCGCACGATAACCGGTAAAGCCTCAATCCTGCGGACCACTAGCCAAACGGTGCCAGGCGTGTCCAGGATCCAGGTATCTGTCACCAAGACGATAACCGGTACTGCGCGCCTATCGATCGGCGTAAACCAAACCATCACGGGTAAATCACGCGTCACCGTTCAAACGAGCCAGACCATCCTCGGAAAAGCTGATGTGCAGAAATCCACAACCCGCACGACAACGGGTGTTTCCCGGCTGCAGGTCACAGTATCCCGGCAAGTCCAGGGGTTAGCGCGTATCGCGGTAGAAGTCCTACGCACCATTACGGGGCAAGCAAGGATATCTGTCCCATCCAGCGCAACTGTACAGGGAACAGCCCGGATCATGTCGGCGGTTACGGGTGCCTCAGTGGGCATAACGCTGGGGACGCAGAGTGCCACCGTCCTCAGCACGGACTCTGGCGCTACTAGCCTCGTAGGCTCGGATGGGTCCATGGGGCTTGAAAGTCATGGCCGGGCTACCATCGAAGGATCGCCTGGAACTGCTATACTAGGGAATGAGGTTACATAAATGTCGGAATTCTTGCTCTGGACTGAGGATAATACAGCCCCCAACATCTCAATCACGTTACAACGCGATGGCTCCGACATCTCTCTTTCGCTCGCCTCCGGCGTGGAACTTGTTATTGCTAATGACCAAACCGGCGTTATTACTAACACGGGTCACCAAGGCGCCGTAATTACCGACGCGGCTGGGGGTGTCGTGTCATACGCTCCAGAGGCCGCTGACCTCCCAGACGCGGGTCGTTTTAGGTGCGACGCCAAGATTGCCTATGCTTCAGGTAAGGTCGAGATACTCCATGACCAACTCGTTGTCATTGTTAGGGCTAAGAATAGTTGATATAGTAAGCTAAAGGACTTTAATCAATGACCAAAACAGCTGAGGGCGAGATTATCAAACGGGAAATCGGTGAGCACGTCGAAATTGCCTGTCACTTTGAGCCCGATTCTGTTAAAGCGTTAGAGGATGGGGTCTTCGAGGCTACCATTACTACCAGTGAGGTCGATCGCCACGGCGAAGTTATCGTCACTGAAGGCATCAATACTGACAACTGGGAAAAGAATAGCCCTACGGTACTATACGGTCATGACTATTACACCCGCCTACCTATTGGTAAAGGGCTCAGCCTGAAGCGGTTTAAGAACAAGCTGACTGCTAAATTTCAAATTGCTACTAAAGAATATGACTTTGCAGCGACTATTGCCGAGCTTATCAAGGGTGGATACCTGACTGCAGTATCTATTGGCGGCATTGTTAAAGAGTGGTCAGCTGATTACATGAAGATCATGCAAATGGAGATGGTCGAGTTTAGTGTTGTACCCATCCCAGCTAATGCCAGCGCCATAATCACTAGCAAGTCACTGGAGGACGCCACGGGCAAGACCCCCGAACAAATCCGCCGCGAGTTCCAAGCGTTCACCAAGGCACTTATGGTTGACAAGTTAAAAGCAATGGGCGATGATGAGCTTACTAAGTCTGTTAAGGTCCTAGAGAGCTTACTGGCTACCCTCAAGGAGAGCATAGATGCTAACTCCTCCGCAGGAGACGATGAACCCGAGACGGTTCATAAGATTAAAAAACTGCGGATGCGCGAATCAGCCATTGGAATAAACAAGGAATCTGAGCGAACCATCCGACTACTCAAGCTTAAAACAGCTTAGGAGCCAACATGGCAGAAAAAGACAAAGTCGTCACGGAAGAGTTTGAACTCACTGACGAAGCCCTAAAGGCAATTACTACTAGTGCTAAGGATGCATTGCTTCCTGAAGTCAAAAAGATGCTCGAAGAGCAGGCTGAGACCTCCACCAAGACCCTTACAGAACTTATTGAGGATCATCTTGCTAAGATCGACAAGACCATCAAGAAGAACACCAAGGCTGACGATGAGGAAGACGAATCTGATCCTATCGTTAAGGGCCTAAAAGACGGCAGTATCAACAAGGACATCCTGGAGATGACACCTGCGATGCGTTTCTTCCGCCAGATGAAGGCGCTTGCCGACGAGAACCGCGATGAACTGGCTAAGTACAACAAGGTTACACTTGCATTGCAGCTTAGTGCTCGCAAGAAGCTCGAGAAAGAGAACCCAAAGCTTGCCATGAAAGCCGGCTATGCCAACGAAGGCACTGCTGCTGATGGCTCTGTTCTTGTTCCTGACGCTGAGTTCGTTACGACTGTCTTCGATGGTCTTCCAAACTACGGTGTAGCATTCAGCGATGCTGATGTACGCCAAACTGACCGTACCGCTGTACGTGTTATCTCACTATCTAGCGGTTTAACCTTCTACCGTACTGCAGAAGCTGGCGTTAAGACATCTGCCAAGCTTGCCTTCTCGAAAAACGAAGTAAGCCTGATCAAGTATGCCGTCATTGTTCCCGCAACTGATGAGCTGTCCGACGACGCTGCGATCGACTACTGGAACTTGGTAACCCGTGAACTAACCCGCGCCTACGCACGTACTGCAGATGAGATCACATTCATCGACACTACTACTGGTATTACTAACCTTTCAGGTGTACGTACTCAGACTTATGGTGCCACCCTCAACTGGGATGACCTCCTTACTGCTCAGGGCAAGACCGAGGACGACCTAGATGAGTCGAACAACAAGTGGTACATGCGCAAGGAAACGTGGTACTCCCTGGTTCAGACCAAGGGCGTTACTAACGACCACTACATCGGTGGTAGCCTGAACACAGCTACTGGCTGGGTTGCTAATCCTAACCAGCCTACAACTCCATGGGGTACTCCTGTGAAGTACACCCGCGTGCTTCCTACGATCAACTCTATCTCAGCTAACGATGGACTAGCCGTATATGGCGACCTCCGCAACTACCTGCTTTACAACAAGCGCGGTATGGCTCTGAAGATGTTGACCGAGGCCACCATCCATGACGCTAGCAACGTGGAGACGAACCTTGCTGAACAGGACATGAGCGCTATGCGCGCTGTGATCCGCCTCTTGGGTATCTGCCCAGACGGTAACCGCAACAAGTTCGTGATCCTTGGCTCTGGCACAGTTTCCTAGGAATAGGTATACTGGAACTTGTTAACCTGCAACGTTAACGCCACCCCAACTGAAAGAACCACCCATTACAAGCGGGTGGTTCTTTCTTTATATGCGTTATAATGGGCTTATGATTGATAGAAGCCTGATCCATAATGGTGCAATGCTACATCCTGAGTTCACCAAGGTAACGACCAAGAGAACTCGTGCAAAGTATGCATCAGATGTGCATAAACCGAGGGGCCCAGTTCGTAAGATAAAGGTACAAACGCCGAAAGACTAATATGGCATATACAGATGTTTCCAAGATTGAGAACCTGTTACAACGTACACTGACAACCCATGAGCAGGCGTCGCTAACATTTGTATTGCCCGCTATAAAGCAATGGATTGATAATAAGACAGGCAGCACATTCGATGAAACGGCTGAAAGTACCCGCTATTATGATGGCGGCTCATCTTCTATAGATCTCGACCCATGCACCGAGATTACCGCGGTCAAGACACTCAACAACGACAATACCGACTCGCAAGAGTACACGCTATACGACGAGTATGTTGTTGAACCACAAAACAGTAATGTTAAGACTGAGATCGTGCGCCGTCATGGGTGCTTCACCAGAGGGTTGCGGCGCGTAGCAGTGACTGCTAAGTTCTCCGAGTATGATGCTGGTGTACCATTTGACATCCAGAACATTGCCACACGTCTAGCAGCATCTGTTATCCGAGGTAGTAAGAACGACTTAGGCTCTGGCGGCCTCAAGAGCGAAAGCCTAGAGGGTCATAGTGTCACGTATGCCACATCTTCCGATGAGATAAACAGTATTGCCGAAGGTGACCCATTCATTAAGTCGGCACTCTCTCAACGTGCTGAGATCCTGGTAGGCTAACTATGCCAATAGACATGGACCGCCTTCTGGTAGAGACGGCCACTAAGGTGACTGTCACCCGTAATGAGGCGGGCGATACTGTATACGGTACAACTACCTCGCGGCCATGCCTGTACCGTGACATAAGTACACTTCGCAGAGGCCAGAACCGTGACGAAGTAGTCCTCGATGGCTTGCTATGGTTTGGCGCGGGTGAGGTTGTAGCTAAAGGGGACATATATTATCACCCCGATGAGGGCTACTTACGCATTGAGCGCATCATAAAGGCGAAGCGCCTAGTCCTGGACAATACGCGCCAGTTCATCAAGTGCGAGGTTACGCGGCAAAGGCAGGTATCATGAGTAAGTTTAAGAGTGACCGAGTAGAGTTTAACCGCAAGCACAACGCTTTCAAGGATAATCTCATGGGTAATATGGCCCTAGATATTGAAGTTGGGATTAAAACTAACGGCCGCACTCCTGTGAAGACTGGTGATATGAAAGCTGAAACGCGTCACTTCCGTACGGAATCCGGCGGTTTTCGTGTGGAGACTGAGAAAGAATATGCGGCCGCACAGGAAGCCGGCCAGCGGCTTACTGGACCAGGCGCACCAACTGGACCGTTCCAGAACTACACAACGGCAGGAACAGGCGCAGGATGGTTCCAGGATGCTATTGATAATGTATGGCGCAACAAGGATAACTATATAGAAGTGGCCGCCCGTGCGGCGGGGTTGAAGTAATCATGCGTGAGCTCATTGTCGAAGTAGCTGAAGATATGGCTAATCATGGCCTTGGAGTTTTCGGGACGTCAGATCCAACGTTACGCACTATATACTGGGGCGAGATGCCTGCAACGTGCGTTAAGGGCTTGTTGCTTATTGATACGCCGGGCGCCCCACCTCAGCAATACATAGATACTGAATGGTTAACACTGACTGTGGAAGCCAAAGCGGCTACCAGTGACGAGGCCAAAGCGCTACTTCGAGCGGTGTATAACACATACAATCGTCGCTATGACTGGGAGACCACTAATTGGCATGTCTATTGGTCGCATGCTCTGGGCTCGATTGTCGACTCAGGCCGCAATGTGGAAGGTAGTAAGATATTCCGGCTTAGTGTGCAGTTCATGTGCAGGAATTTGAACAATGTATCATAATAATGGACATAGGCACTAGCGGTATATATAATCTTGAGTAGCAAGCTAAATAATCTCTTAGGAAATAGGAGCGACATCAATGGACTTATCAAAGGTAGAAGTAGCAGGTCCCTGTAAGGTAACTCTTGATGGCGTTGATCTAGGCCACACTCTTGGTGGTATCACATTTACTGCTGATCGTGACCTTACCAAAGTCATGGTTGATAAGTATGGCACTACCCCTATTGACTATGTGCTTAATGGTACAGAAGCAAAGCTGGAGTTCACTCTAGCCCAAACTGAGTTTGCCCAGACCGATCCAGCAATGCCCGAAACAAGCTCTTACAATGGAGCTGGAGCTCTAGACCGTACGGATATTGGCGGTGACGCCGGTTATAGCCTCCGACAGGACGCCAAGCAGATGATCATCCATCCATTGAAGAACGTCGCTACTGACCTGGGCGATGATATTACATTATATCTAGCAGTTTCCACTGGTAGCTTTGTGCTCCCGTACCTAGTAGATGGGCAGAAGACCCTTGCTTGCACCTACACGGCACTGGTGAGTGAAGCATTTGGTGCTGGCCGCCGCCTTGGCCATATCGGTAGCGCACTAGTAAGCTAAACCTAACGTAGAGGACGACTATGAACAAAGTTATTGATTTAGATGCGTTAAAACCGCAACCAGCTATTATCATGTTTGAGGGCAAAGAAATAACTGTGCAGCCTCCTATATTCGCTGACTACCTTAT